CAGACTACGAACCCATGTTAACAGACGGACGGTACGGTTATATTGCGGACCCTCAAATAGCATTAATGGGTTTAGACGATTGTGATACTGATTCTTCCGATGTAGATGTTGGAAGGCATCGTGCATGGACGTTAATTGGGACCGGCGGCGTTCCATTTTCCGGTATGGTGAATGCTCTTGACGGTAACCAAAAAACTTCTACAGATATTTACCATCGTTACGGGCAAAGTAAAGTTGTATCAGGTAATAATGTCTCATGGGATGATAATTTCTATTGGTATGGAGCCAAGTCAGTATCGTATGCGGTACAAGTAGTTCATGTTCCAAAGCGATGTCCTCTTGATAGCGACACCACATCAGAAGAGTTAAGGGTGTGGGTGGCTCTTAAAGACCAAACAGGAACAAGTATTGATGATGCAGAATTTATCATTGGTCTATGTGATTACACATATAGCACAGCAACAGGAGATGGAGGGGATGGCCCAAGATTAACTGCTACCTTAGCCACAAATGGAATACAAACTGTAACTGCAAAGCATAGTGGCTTTTATGAAATTACTGTGCCTGAATCCTACTCTTCTTCTATGAATAGCGACGGGGCTAAGTTTGTAATCTCTTTCAATGCAGAATATTGTAAGGCTCTTTTGAGACATAGGTGTGGCCTCCATACCCAAACAGCCCATGCCTCTGCAAACTATATTCTCGATAACGCACATGATGTTACAGGTTTCACTTCATTCAGCAGTTATAACGACAAAAGTATTTTCCCATTGGGTCTAAGGGAATTTAGTGAAATGGGTGGTTGTTCATTTGCTGCTGACAGGTCTGAATATCATGGCCCCCGTCTACATATAATGCCTGATTTTGCTTATACTCCCGCAACGTTTGTGACATTAACTGATGCAGGTCTAAATTTGTCTTCAGAAGTCTTAGTAATTAATAATATTGCGTATAATATTACTCCTGACAGAATAAGTGTGGCTCTTAGTTTAGAGAAGGATGAATCAAAATCTACTGATTCAGTCACAGCATATTTATTTCCTACACCTCCTTCACCTCCTACACCAGCAACAGAGGGACTTATCACATTCTCTACTATGGGCGGACCCATTAATGAAGAAACAGATTCAAACAACACTAATAATATGCCTACAGGCGGCGAGCAATCATACAATCAAGCATCAAATGATTTCCGAAATCTTTCTACTCAAAATAGTTCCGGTGATAACTACAACGCTTCTCAAAATTTCAATTTATTATCATCAGGAGCCTATAGCGGAATGAAGGGGCGTATGGATTTGGCCTCTGACTCCTTCTCTCATCAATCTCAATTCTCAATTTTGGGTCAGAAAAAGCCATCATCAGTACCAGCAATTATGCGTGGTGCTTCTGATAATAATACTCTAAAAGTAACTCATGGAGCAGCAACTAAAAATGATGATGGATTTACATTACCTCCTACAGGAAGTCACCCTTCCGATGAAGCAGCAATTTTCCATAAGGCAGATATGCAAACTATGGTGACCGTACCTTCTGATGCAATCTCTGAGGAAATCGCTCTCTCTGCACTTGTAACTTGTGGTGATGGAACAACAGCAGGTAAGGCAGTTCTCAATATTACGTTGGAATGTGTTGATACCGGAGCAAAACTATACCGAACAGTTCATGTGCCTACAAATACTTTCAGGAAAAATATTGACCTAATACCATCAAACAATTTGAGCGGTGCAAACACTCCTAGTAATAGAATTAAGGTGACAATTTCAAGAAGAAATGTAGCCGAAGATACGGCTACTAGCACATCTGTTGTTTTGCATTCGGTTGATTTACAATTCAAGAGAGCAGGCATGCAGGGACGTTCTCAAGTAAACCAATTCAGGCCGTATCAATAATCTTATCTCTAAGGGAAAGAATATTTTTAGCCTTAATTCTCCCAATACCTTGAACCTCCATCAAAGCCTTTTGGGTTTGACGACTATGTAAAATACGAGGTAGGCTTCCAAATTCCTGTAATAATTTTTCGGCGTTCTCTACGCTAACACCATTAACTGAAGAGAGGACAGCAATTCTTTGGTCGAGTGAAGTTTTACTCATTCTATTCTTTAAATCTAAATCTATATCACTTAATTTTGTGTTAACAGCAAGTTGTGTATGATTTATGATTAACCATTCGATAAAGTCGTTCATTGTTAAAAATTCCATGTATCGAAACTTTGGGAATCTCTGATAGAAAGTCATCTTGAATTGTTTGTTAACTTGTTTCATACGAGCAATCTCTATTGCCATTGTTCTTCTCTGAGAGCCACCGCTCCCTCTGACATAAGGTTTCAATGCTGTTCCATATACTACTAGGTATGGACGCTCTACGGCTCTCTCTAAGTCTCTGAGTTGGGCTACAATTGTCCTACTTCTTCCCGTCCCTAAGATAGAGCGGTAAAGGTCATTGATTTCTTTTGCCTCAACTCCCCAATTTCCCATGCGATAATCAGCAGTCTTCATTCTCACTACTTTCGCTTGGCCGTCTTCGTCTTGCGAAGAGTCTCCTAAGCGCAACAATAATTTGTTGATTAGTTTTGGATTCTCTCTATCGTCTATTAGAAGCACGACTACGGCTCATCATGAGACTATTTAAGTGGTTTTGTAACGAGAGAATAGTTGCAGCCTTTCTAATTCTAGCCTTTCTAATTCTTGCTTCACTAATCTCCGAATACACGGTGAACAAACACTTCCATGAGGTGTAGACAGAAGACTAATTACAGATGGCTTTGCATTGTGTCCATTATAAGTATGACATAAAATGCATGGGTCCATAATATGTCACACTCAGACTCCACAAGTGCCGCCACAGCAACCCTCAACCTTCTGATGGCATTGCATACAGGTGAGAGAGCCATGTAGTTCCATCATGCCAACCGTACTTCCACAAAACGGACACCTTTTCTTTTGCTCTTGGATTGTCATATCACTTACCTCCATGAGCCCAACAATTTACCCCATCACACAGCCCATGATTTTTAAACCATGACGCTGAAGGAGATGACTCATAATGCATGAGACTATCTACATGAAACCTAGTAATACTTTCATTGAAGTCCCTCCAATTTAGTTTTGCCACGAAAGAAACAATCTTCTCTACAATTTCTTTTCGTTGTTTGGGTGTGATAACAGAAGGTGGGGCAAACCAACGTAAGTTTTCGGCTAAGTGTTGAGCCAAAGCCACACGCACATAATGTCGTGGGTTCTCATGACGCATCGCCTTTTCAAGACAAGGGGGGATTGGAACCTGACCAACGGCTCCAATATCTCCTGTAAATTCTGTGATAACACTAATTTCTTCAATGGGATTCTCAGCAATCCATGAAAGAATATCAAAATTTGAGCGTGATATATCCCCTATAAATGGGTCAAGATGTGCATATTTTGGGTCAGGAATTTTAGGGATTTTGAATAGTGGGTCACGCATGAAACTTTTAGCGCAAATATTCACAGCCCACTTTTCTCGTTTTACATTATAAGTATCAGGTATGCGTGTAAGTTTTTGAGGGTGTCCCACACCATCAAGAGTTTTCAAACCCGAAGCAACTTCTCTTTGGTATCTCTCAATATGTCGTGAAATAGCCCTTCCGAACACAGGATTTTGGAAAAATTGATGCACATGGAACCCACGACCTGTAAACACTAGACGAACATCCCCGTTAAGCCTATTTAGAAGCCGTCTAACGTCCTCTTTTACCTCAGATAGATTACCCCCCTCCTGCGTATCAAAGTCCCACCATGCGCGGTCTATGACGACAGAATCACAATCAAGTTTCCAATGCTGAATAGGATGACGACCTTTGAACCCGTAGAGACTCGTATAACAAGATGATTTCCCATTTAGTTTTAGGACATAATTACGAAAATCATTAACATTTTCACAGATGTTACGCCTCAAGCCTACTTCTCTTGGAAATGATAAAGGCATACTATCACTCCGTAGGCAATTGAATCTCTTGTTGATGACCGCAATTAGAACAGCCACCAATTGTTACTTTTTCAGGTTTGTGTCCTTCTTGACCCGTCACACGAATGACATCCTCAAAACCTTCCCATTCATTGGAGCCACATTTCTTACAAATTATAGTTTGAATACTTTTATTCATAGTGACACACCCGTTAATTCTTCTTCACAACTCAAACTAAATTCGCACCACAACGGGCAGAAATAGTCATTCCATTTCATAGGCCATTGTTGGATTTTCATGTTATCTATAGTGTCACTTAAGGATTCCGAGAAAGCATTTATACTACGCTGCCCAATTCGCTCTAAGATAGCAACTCCTTGTTCCGGTCCAAGCCATAATTTCTTCCCTCTTTTATTTCCTTCATCTAGTAATTTGTCATATCCCATTTCAGGTGTTTGATAATCAGGAGAGATGTAGAGAAGGTGTGTAGGTTCTTCGCCTTGCGAATTATTATACTCCATTAATTCTAACATCCGTCTGTAATATATTAACTCTTTGCGTGTTCGACTAAGTTTACCCATGTTCATTTTCCCGGTCTTCAATTCAACAATAATAAGTCCTAATCCTTCAACTCTAATCAGTCCGTCTATCATACCAACCCAAACAATATTTTTACCCTCATATTCTTCGTAAACCTGATGCTTAACCTCGGCTTCTATTACTACAAAGGAGCCTAAATCGTGCGCAATTTGATGAATCAAATATTCAAGAGCAACTATAGCGGGGTCATCTGTAACCCCATGTTCTATAGCCGACGCTGCAATGGCGTTTGGTCCCTTGAGAAAGCCGTCCTCCATTACAGAATGAATCAGTCCACCACGAATCATTTCTTCTGAAGGGGGAGCAGACGGAAGACCTGCACAATATTTCCAAAAGAATTGACGCGGACACATACCGTATGTCATAAATGATGACTTACTAATCCGTAAATTATCGGCTTCATCAGGGATGTAAGATGAGTTTTCAATTTGTTCTTCTGTTGCTAACATTTACTTTTAGCCTCCAAAGTCTAATATTATTATCATTAAGCCTATTCTCAATTTCTTCATTGCCCCTAAGACACATAACAAATTTACGATGAGAAGGACATATCTTAGATTTTATTAAGTAGCGATAATTCGCTGTCGGAGAAAGTAATTCGGTGTTTGTGATGATTTCAGAGTACGATACCCACTCAGGAAAAGTGGTAGCCAAATATGCTTTAACACACGGAAGCCATTGGTAATTACCGCGTATCTTCCGTCCGCCTCTCGGCATATTTATTCCTCTTCACTCTTTTCGCTTCCCTGTGCCATATTAGCCTTCATCATATCTTGCAAATTTATTTGCTCAGTTTCATGGAGACTTCGACCACAGTTAGGACATTGTTCTGATTGTTCTAAGCCCTCTATATCAGGCCGAAGGCACTCTTCTTTGCAGTTAATGCAAGTCATTTTGCTAATCTTCCCCTGTTCATCAAGAAGGCCAAAAATAATATGATTCAGTTTCATAATGTCGGTTGCTGCCGCATTAGCAAAGCCACCAAACTCACGCTTCAACTCATCTAATTCAGCCTTTAGTTGCTTCACAGTAGGCTTCCCGCTTGCTTTCCGGCTGCGCGTCATATTTACTACACCCATAGTGATGCTTATAATGCTTACTATACCCATTGAAGCGTGCTTAGACCGTTCAGGGCATTGTATAGTGGTTGAGTGTCCCATTTCATTATTGAATAATATGGCTCCACTTTTTTAATGATGAAGCGTTCTGCTAGATGTTTGAAACCGATGTTATATTTACTCTCAATATCTTTTGGGTCATCGAAAGCAATGTATTTTCCGTGTTCATCGAGAGTGACTTTGAAAAACGAACCTTTGCGATACCCCTTACCAAGAAATTCATTGGCCCATGCCGCTCCTGCTGATGGTCCCGACAAAACCTTGTAGTGTTGTATATCCCGCTCCAATTTACCTTTCATACACAATATCAATGGGTCGACCTCACCATTTATTACTTTTAGGATGAGATTTTTCAATGCATTTGTTGTTTCTCCTTCTCCCTTATTGGCAAGTATGCCTCCGATGGTATCTTTCATACAAGATTTCATCACTTCAGGCATTCTTGATTGTTTCATTTCAATACCCTTGATGTATAATTTGGGGGGATGACCTACACCATTAGTCCAAACTATATTTCCAGCATATCTATTCTTTGCCATTAAAATAATTCTATCGCAAAACATCTCAAATTCTACTTCTATTGGGGCCATGTCATCATTGATTTCTTTTAACTTTTCTTCACCGTCTTCTGCTCCGTTAGGCATCTGAACAAAAACGCTATCCGTGTGTCCATAGAGAACGGAAAACCCTTGTTCTTCTGCTTTTTCTTTTAGATTGTTGAGAGTATTACGAGAAGTGTAGGTAATTGCTGCTGCAAGTTGGGGATGATAAAGCCCATACTTAGAATCTCCTGCAATTCCATACATCGAAGCCACAAGAGACTTACAAGCGTATTGCATTGTGTCCCATTTATCATAATTATCAGGGTCATTACACGCCAAGTCTTTGAATCGGTTACGAAGTAAAGTCATCTTATCCATTTGTCGAACAAGCAACCCTTTCTTTCCTTGTATAAAGAATGTCCCATTACCACAGTCTGCTAAAAGAAAGGGTTGCTTGTCAGGGTCTATTCCATACAGGGTTTCCCATGAGATATTGTGTAAGGCAGCGTTGCTGTGATACATCGCTTTAACATCCAATATTCCTACGTTGTCATAGACTCCCGGTTCTACGTCCATGACATCAGCGCCGTCATACTCTTCTTTCTCAAATTGAGGGCGCGTAGGAATCCTTCTGTTCCAATCAGGGTCTTGTAGAGCAAGACAAGTGAACATTTTTGTGATAAATGGCGTTGAACGAATATCACATTGCACAAGATGCTGTAATGAAATGTAGTAATTTAAAGCGTTTACTTTTAGGTCTAGTTTCGGAAGTAATCTAACATCTTGTCGGCAATAGTGAATGTATAATGGTAGATTAGTGAGATAGGTGTCATGTCCATCGGGCAATTCAATTTTCTTTTCACCTATTAATTCATACGCCACATCATCTAATTTGTAGCCCGATAATTTTCCATTTTTCAATTCCCATAATTTCGACACAGCAAGCATCAAATCAATACAAAGCCTTCCTACAATAGGCTGCGCCCAATCACCAAACTGATAACGAAGTCTACGCACAGGCGACAAACCTCTTGGCTCTATATTATTTTTGTTACACCTTTCCACGATTGTTTTAATGTCTGCGCCTGTGACATACCATCCACTAATCACATCGGGGTCTTGCTTTTCCATTTCGGAGAGAAAATCAAGGAGCATTCGTCTTTCATTAGGGAATGCTCGGGCAGGAGTCTCATAAGAATACTCACCATATTTAGAATACTGTTCGTCTAATTCTAACGAAGGCTGCACGAACCACACATATTCTTTGTCGCTGTAGGAGTCTTTGACTACAATTACCCTCAGTCTGTTGGTAACAGGATTCCATTCACAATCCAAATACCATACGCGATGATTATATCCTTCTGTTATGCCCTTTGGAATACCTTTTCTCTTTGATAACTGCATCAAAGCCCTGTTCACATAGGGAATGTTTGCTTCCCATGTGGGAATATTGAGAAGGTCGGCCTTTTCTCGTATTGCTTTTAGTTGAGAAGGCTCAGCAACAATGAGTTTCGTTAATTCTTCTCCGTAAACCCCATAATAACCTAATTTCTCTTTGCTAACTGCATCGAATTGGTCTGCGTGTTTGCTTTCTACAAAACAGAAGGGCCACACATCATCTATGTCGTAAACCTTGCGTTCATTTTTAGCGTTTCGATAACGGATGCGGACCTTTCTACGCCCCATGCTTTCAATTATCATCCTTACGCCTGCCTCTGCTACGGGTAGGGATTTCATGCTTATTAAGCCATTGATTCACAGCCGTTGGTGTAATTCCAAACTGAGCAGCAATTTCAGCCATCGTTCTTTCCTTCTCAACATATTCAGTTAGAAGCCAAGTAGGGTCACGATATAATGGGTCTAATTCTTGTCGGACTGAAATGGAAGCCACGAAAGTTTCATTATCTTTACCAACCCAAGTTAGAGTATGCGTTCCTGATGAAGGCAAGAGTGATGTGATAGTGTACCAATCCTTAGTGTTACCCTCCGAAGTAAGAGTGGCGTCTACTATTTCTATAGTATGATTATTCTCACTTGGATAGTAAACGAATGTCATCCCTTTCCCTTTAAGTATCTTTCTTCCGTCACTCATATATTCACTCTCCCGTTACATGCTTAATTGAAGTTTGTAAGACCACTTCTTCTGTTGAAGGGAAATCCATGATTAACTTGATGCCCTGTCGATAACTTGTCATGTCAATAAATCTCAGATTAACTGTCGGTGCGGTTGTAAGTTGCATTATGTGGTCTAATCCACCACCAAATGTAGCGGAGAAATCCTTAGTTTGATTTGCTCTCCATTTATACTCTATACTATGCTCTGTTTTACCCTTCAATTCATTTCCGGTAGTTACTTTTAGCGGGGGATAAACTCCTTCCGGTGTTTTGCAAAGACCCTCAAATGTAAACTCATTGAGTTTTTGGTTGTTCATGTTCACACAACGCAATGCCTCATACAAGTCGGTTGTATTAATGTCCTCATAGTGAGCGAACGCCTTAATCTCTACGCCATCATCAGTAATGTAAACTCCTTCCGGTCTTACCTTGTTATTAATTTCAAGTGACTTCTTGTGCCACTCTTTCAATGTAGCAGGGCTATGAGGAAAGGCCAACGCTTCAACACTTGAAGTTATGGTTGTTTGTTTATTCTTAGACTTGACGCAAAGTTTGCTATTTTCTAGGTGCTTAAGGGAAACTTGGCCGCTATGGTATTTCAAAGTCCCTAACATGTCTTGAATATTCACAATAGGAATCCATTCACAAGAAGAATCCATAAGGCTTTCATTCTCAGAAGGGGAAAAAGCGCCTTTCCAATCTGTTTGAAAGAACGCTACACTTGATAGCCCATCTTTGACTAGGGAGCAAGTCATCAGTTTGTTATAACCTACATGTAACATACAGGCATTAACTTGAAAGTTAGTTTTACCCGCAATATTCTGAGGTCGTTGCGTTAATTGCAACAAATTTTGTAAGTTGTTCTTATCAACTAAGACAGACATTGGAATAGCCTCAAGATTCGTCGGTATTCTCTGACTCGGACTCAGGCTCTTCGGACGCGGCTTCTTCAATATCTTCTAAGAAGGGGAGCCCATACCATGAAACTTCTCCGTTGTTTACACGAAGAATATCATGTCTTGACCCTACATATTCCATGTAATCTCCCTTCATCTCTTCGACTATACCACGAACAACCCATTCGTTTTCTTTGAGTGACCTATCGCCCTTCACGCCTGCTGCCATGTCTGCCTTAGTCATGTAACGGGATAGGAATATTTGTTGAGAAAACTTTCTCATCGTTCCCTTTTCCCAATCGGGCCTTTCGCCTATAGCCATGAGAACCTTTTTGCCTGTACCATCATCCATAAATTGCTGAATAGCCTTCAAGTGATAGCAAAAGAAAATCTTTTCGACGGGCAAAGCGTGAATCCGTGTAATCACATCTCGATTCATTCGGTTGCGCTCGCGCCACTCCTTCTGATTGAAGGAATCATCCTCGTTTTCAATGACTCCCTTTGCAAGCAGAGCAGCCCGCATAGCAAACTCACACCACTTGAGGAATGTAGAACCACCGTCGAAAATCACACCTGCAACGTGGCCTTCGTTGGCTAAGTCACCAATGATGTTGATGTAATACTTCGTCTTTTCAATGAGGGCATTGTAGTTGATGCTGTTATCCTCATGGAAAATTGAGTCATCCATCTCATCAAGTAGTGGAAGTACTTTTAGATTCTCTCTATCAGGATAGACGAAATCCAAAGTAGAACGAGCGGAGTTATCTACATCGAAAACGAAGACAGTTTCACCTGCCATAATCTCTTTGTGCAAAAGAGAAGCAGCAAGCCCTGTCTTGGCTGTGTTCTCATGTCCTACAAGAGCCATCCTGTAAGTAGTTGCATTAGAAACCCCTGAAGTAAACTGCTTCAAGTAATATGCTCTATCGTAAACTATACTTGCCCCTCTATCAACGGGAGCATTAGTCTTAGTTGGTGTAGTTGTCGTCTTTGCGCTATCGCCCCAACCATTTGCCATCAAACACCACCGCCGTAATCCTCTATAGAATCAGAAGTAGGGATAGATTCTCCGTAAATGTTGGTGGCAGCAGGTTGAACCTCATCAAATGCATACCATCCGTTTACGGTTAATCGTTGTTCACCTTCTTCGGTTCGCCATGTTTCACCAATAACTAAGAGTTTAGTCCCAACACCAAAGTCAACGTCCGAAGAGATATAAACATCTACAGAAGGAGCAGTAGAAGTAATATCCATATCTGCACACATCAAGACAAGACCACCATTTGTCCGGGGGTCAATGTGAATAACCTCAGTAACAACTGCTTGCTTCTTGTTATACCAAGAGTTATCTTTGGGTCTTACACCACCACCATGATTTTCCATGTAATAGGGCTCCAAATCCATTAAGGAACCTAACCAATCGAAAGTATCACTCGCTGATAATTCAGGTATCAGACCCGAGTAACCTCCGTCGCCATCGCTCTTAACAGGTGGAGAGTCAAAGATGGACTGTAATGACTCATCAGGTGTAAGCACAGAAATGTTAGGCTTCGCATACGCATTGTTATTTTTACCTGCATTTAACGGAATCCTGCCTGCTACGAAAGTAGGGTGTTGAATGTCGGCCGCTTTGCCTTGAGCCGTGACTGTGTAAAGAGAGCAAG